ATGCGGTTAGAATTCCGCTATTTGAAAGATCATATCTTAAATATCCAACAGCACCGCTAGAATTTCCTTTAATATGGGCTGGTACTTGAAGAGTTATCGGCTCATTTAAAGTAATTTCCGTGTATGGTTGAATATCATAAAGGGCAATATCCCAGCGATTTAAATTTTTATTAGAAGTTTCATATGATCCTGCTTCTAATGCAAAATCATAGACTCTAGCTACCCCAATTTCTTTTCCAGCAGCATCTGTTTGTGTAGATCCTACTCTACTATCTCTTAGACTAACATAATAAGTTCCAAAACCAATTTGAGGAGATCCATAAACTCTATTTAAAGTAAATGTTGGCCCAGTATAATAATTTACCGACTGATTTTTTAACGTTTTTACAGTTCTTGGTTTATCAATATCAATATAAGTTGTACCTAAAGTATTAATTTCATAACCATAAACAAAAGCTGTTAGTGGTGATATTGAATATGTTACTAGATTTTCATTTGGAATATTATTAGAATATGTTATTTTTCCTTCTTTATATACACCATCATTTCCAAGATAATTGTCTAAAGTTTCTCTTAGAGCAAATGATGGTTGTTTTACATAATAATTTCCAGATTCCTGATATGTTCTTCTTGCAAGTTCATTTCTTACTTCGTTATATTCTATACCACTAGTATAAGAATATTCTTCTCCACCTTTAATTTCTAAAACGGTTACAAATCCATCAGGCAATTCTTCATCAGAAAAATAAAAATCAAGAACAGCACTAATTGATAATCTATCCGCACCTGGAGCAGCATAGTTTGAAAATCCTGCTGCGTTATCATTTAGATTTGAATCAAAGTTTGGAGTTACGATAGTTTCATCTATAGAAAAACCAATTTTATAATCACCATCAGTACCATACTGATTTGTTAGTAAAAATTGATCTTCTACAAAAACAAAAAATCCTCTTAGGAAATAATATCCCTCAGATAATACTACGCCAGATCCTTTTCCGGTAGAAAATTGTTCAACTGTTTTTAAAACAGCATCTCCAACAGAAATATTTGGAAGATCATCTTCCTGATTAATTTCTGCAATTTCTTCTATGTCTATGAGTTCAATTTCAGACTCTAGTTCTAATATTTCCCCATCAACAAATTTTTTATTACTACCATTTGAAGTAATATAACTTACATATAAAGTAACCCTATTAATACCAGAAGCATTTTCATCAATATAATTGTCGATTCTAGCAGTAACTCCACTAGTTCTTCCTCTTAGTGTTTCTCCAACTAACCACGGAAGTATATCTTCCGATACATCTTCTCCAAAATATTGATTATCTACAATAACATAATCTAAATTATTTGAATATGAAAGTTCTCCCCCAGTTACTCTAGAACCTTCTTTAAATATATGATTTCCAAATTTTTCAATTTGATATTGCAAATACGATTGCAAATTATTAAGCTCTCTAGCTTGAATTGGAAATCCTGGCTTGAATAAAACTTTGTAATATTCATACGCATCTCCACCTTCTGGAACGAAATCGTCAAAATATGGTGAAGTGGTTAAATTGGTTACTTGTGGCATAATTCCCTATTTAAAACTGGAGCACAATTTTGATATCTTCTTTTTGATTTGAAGATCTTGTAATCGATGGTCTATTATCAATGTAAATAATATTTCCAGAATACTTTTTCACTTCTGGACTGGAAATTCCATCTAAAAATTCCTGTCCCAAATTATAGTTATCAGTATTATTTATTGTAGTAGATATACCACTAAAAGCTTGCTGTATTTGCAAATTAACACTTCCGCCTGTTATAACTAGACTTCCTCCTGCTTCTGGACTAGAAGTAAACTCATATACTTCATCTCCATAAGAAGACTCTATTTTATTATATGTTCCAGTATCAAATCCGGATAGTGTTCTATCTTTCCAATATTTTAAAACTCCCGTCTTATTATCATAAGAAACAATTCTACCGTAAGCAGTAATTCCGGTTCCTATGGTTTGTTCTATAACACCATTATATTCAAATGTAGCATTCTGATAATCACTATCTAGATTTATTCCAGTCAATTTTAATGCAGGTAATGCGCTAATAGTGTCATCAAATAGAAAATTATCGTTGATATCTGTTGGGTTCTCTATCAATCCAATTCTAGCAATTTTATTTCCTACAGTAAAATCTGGATTTTCTTCATCATTTTGAACTCTAGCATAAATTAGAACATTATGTGCCCCAAGTTCTTTATAAATGTCAAATCCATGTCCTCCTGGAGGTGGAATAATTACATCAAATTCTGGAACTTCAGAATCACTTCCCGGATCTAATCCTGCGGATGCAATATCAACTTTTGCATGTGTGTATCCGCTACCACCATTTGATATTGTTATTGATTCTACTGTGGAATCATTTCCAACAATAATTGTTGCTTCAGCACCATCGCCATCACCAACAATACTAACATTAGAATATGTTCTTGCCGGACCCAAATTAGTCCCTCTATTTTTTATAATCGCTGTTTTTATTTGACCACTAAACAAAGCATTTGTGTATAACAAATCATTAGTAACTTCCCAATCTTTTGGAACTGGCATGTAATTTAAGGAATCAAACTTAATTACATCTTCTGGAGTCATTGTATAAAGGTATTTCCAAACGTACCCATCAGAAGATGATCTTGGTTCAAAGTCAATAAAAAGTGGTTCTACCAAAGAAGGCTTTCCGCTAGGATGCTCTGGGTCAGTTCCATTTTCTAGACAAATATAAACTCTGTAATCTTTGTTAATGATATAATAATTTGATGAGTATAAACTTGTAGATCCAGTGACGTTTGATACATTGTTTCTGCTTATGTCATGCCTATACATATCATAAGAAGTTCCAGAAGACCAACTTATTTTTCTAACAACATTTAGGCAATTTTCACCCTTTATTCTTTTTAATGCTATAATTGTATCCCAAATATCATTATGATTATCAAAAGAATCTAATGGTGATGGTGGACTTGCATCCCAATTTGAATCATAATCGGAGGCATTGGGAAGTCCGATAAATGCATAATATGTATTTTCTTCTGCTTCTACAGAAGAGACTAAATTTCTAGCAGAAAAAAGTCTAAATTGGTCAGTTATAATAGCAGCCATTGATTTTATACTTTTTAGGTATTTATTGTTTAAGTTAAATTGTATAATGTATATTTGAGTGGATTTATTCTCTTCACAGTTGGAGTGCTATTCAAACCAACAACTCCATAATCACTATTTATTTCAAATGAATTGATAGTTGGAGAATATAATTTTACCAATCCCCAAGTAAAGTTTCCATAGAAACTACTAGATGCATATCCGGATAAGTTTTCATTGGAAACAACCTTAACAACTACTTTCTTGACAGTAGTTGGTCCAATACCATAAGCATCAGTAGAAGCAAAGGATACCGAATCTACCTGATAAACATTATCAATTCCAGTAGTACCTATACCAATTATGGATCCATCTCTAGTTAGTGAAGTAACTCCAGACCCAATAGTTGATCCATAAACCATAAAATAGTCTCCAGGTGCCAGTTGACTATTTGTAATTACCGAATCTACATAATCAGAATCTCTTAATATCGAATTAGTCGGTATTACCAATTCAAATTCCAAAGCAGTTCCTCCCACACTAACGGTTGATACTCCACTAATAATTCCAAAATCACCAGCATAAGTAACTTTTGGAAGTTTTTCTCTTTTTGCGATTGGAGGTTCTATTAAGACCAAAGGTGGTCTAGAACTTGTGTATCCAAATCCAGGATTTGTTATAGACACATTAGTCACAATTCCGGAAGTGATTGAAGATGATGCCTCTGCTCTTTGTCCGGAATCTGGATAGTATGGTAAAGAAATACTAACGGTGGGAGAACTCTCATATCCGTACCCTGCATAACTTATTGGTATTGATGTTATTGTTCCAGCCGAGGAAACAATCGCTGTACAAGAGGCTCCTGCTATAGATAAATTATCTATTATAATCTCCACATCTTCAATATAAGTTTGCCCAACATTTTCATTTACATAATCAAATAGTGTTGTAACAGAATCCACCCATATTTGAGTAGATCCAATTCCAACAGAACTTATAATTTTAGCCACAGGATTTATGACTGGTTCGTATTGAGCTCTATCTTTTGTAATACTTTCATTATCAATAACCAAATCATTTCTCTGCTTGCACAAGACTGAAGGTCTAGACAATTCTTCATCTTCAGATATTCCTAAAGAATAATATGGATTTGTTTCTAAAATATCTGGACTTAAAATTTCATTTACAATTCTTTCCTTTTGATTCAATGAAGAATCATCGGAATATATTCTAATTTTGTCTCCAACTTCTATAGGTTCCAATATATCAACATTTAATGTATCAATATCTGGTGTTCCCTTATAAAATAATATAGAACACTTATCTCCATTCTTTGGAGCTTCTGTAAATGTAATTACGCTACCACCATTAAATTCATATGCCACGTCTGGAATTTGAATTACATCATTTAATAATACCAATATAACTGCCTTTAGGTCTAAAATTGATCCAGGTTTTTTAATGATAGTATATATTTCACTGTTTAAATATAGACCAAAACTTTTTTTACTTCCATTAAATTCTGAACTTATATCATCAAGCAACTCAAATTCTCCTAAATTCCAAGAAGAAAATGAATCTGTTTGAGTTTCGTTGACAATTAAAGAAAATTCTTCATAGATTTTTGTGGGATCTAATGGAATTCCGGTGTCTCCACCAACATCTATCGTCAAAATGTCATCGACTCTATAACCATATCCGTAGTTTTTTATGTTAAAGTCTATAACACTGGAACCTTGACCCACTACAATGTCAACTACAGATTCTGTTCCTACTCCACTTTGAGATGAACTTGAATATTTTAACTTTAAATTCTCATATGGTAATGGAGAATCTATTACTACTTTTGGTGGATTAGAATTGGTATATCCTGAACCTGGATTTGTAATGTTAATTGATATAACCTCTCCATTTGATACCGTAGCTGTACCTATAAATTCTATATTTGCTAAACCAGAACTGTAAGTTTGAACACCAACTCTAACATTAGTCTGTATTCCAGATCTATATCCAGAACCACTATTACCAATACTAATTGACTGAATTGTTCCTGATATCGAAACTACTGCCGTTCCTCCAGCAGAAACTAATGGTTGGAAACCAAAACCATTAGTAGATCCTGCAGATATTATTATTCCGCCTCTTGGAACCGAAGCATTGTTAGGATCGTAAAGGGCTGATGTTGCCGTTCCGGTAAAATTGACAAAAGTTTTTCCAAGATTTTCTGTAAGTTCAAAATCTCTTTCCGGAATCTGGAGAATATTGTTAATTAAAAGTATAGAATTTTGAGTAGAAATTCCAGTTACTGAATTTCCGGAAGAAGTTATTTCAAAATCTTTATTTTTTGCATCAAAAGAATCTGAAATGTCATCAAAAAGATAATTATTACTGTAAGTATCATTTGAACTAAATTCCACTCCAGATCTCATAAAAACTCTTCCATGGAATGTTGATTTTACCTCATATTCGGGAATAGAACTTTCTGAGAATGAAAATTCATCTGGTCTTCTTACTGGTCCATATGGAGCAGAAGCAAAATGAATCTCGTTATCAACAATATTATAATTTCCTTTAAGTTTAGTAATTAAACTTCCGGTAAGATGTTGTTCAGCAAAACTACCCAATTTATTTCTTCTAACTTCTACAAAATTAGTACTGCCAACACCTACAGCAGTTATTTCCATTATTTCATCATCAATTTTAATCAAATCTCCACCAAAAAATGAACTTATTCCGCTAAAATATAAAGTTGAAGTATTAATATTCAAATCACTCAGTAATTTAGAAGTAATTCCAATAGAAATAATGGGACTTTGAACAACATTATCTATGGAAATTATACACTTTTCATTTTGATTTTTACTCTTTATGAAATGAGTAACACCTATTCCTAAACTTGTAAAATCGACAAAAGTTGGATTTAATGATAAAGATTCTTGGGCAGTAGTACAGAGTTTAATTTTTGTTTGGTCAACTTTATATACAAAGAAGTCGCCATATAATTTGTCAGTAATTCCTATCCCAGAAACTGAAGTTGATGCAATTCCTATAGCATTTTGAGGAGTGTTCGAAAATTCTTCGGTAGAATATGAAATTTTTTCTCCAGTGACATAAAAGTGATTTGGGATATACAAAGTATCATCTTCCAAATCCACAATAAGTTCATTTTCTGAATTTATTTTTCTAATAAAAATTGGTATTCCTTGATGTGTCAGTTCAAAGTTTGTTCTAAAATTTTCTTCACTTCCATAACCAAATCTACTAACTCCAGTAGTTAGTTCTGAATTCTCAAAGTTTATTCCATATGGAAATGTTGAATATTCCGCTACAGTACATGCATTTTTATATACTATAACATCAACTTCCGTGTTTTCTGGGGGAGTGTATTTTAATTCTGTAATTGATGAAGATAGTATATTAAATTCTCCAAAATCTTCACCAACAACACCATATTCTAACATATATGATTCGGAGTCATTACTTACAACAGTAATTTCCGAAAAACGAACTTTATTATTAATTTTATCGGTAACTTGTGTTATAAAATAGCATGAGGTGTATTCTGATGTGTAAAAATCGACAACTTCCGGAACTGGAGATGTTGTTGCCGCAATTGATGTTAAAGTTGAGGTTACATTTCCATGTCTAAGTTGTCTTTCTCCACCATCAAAAAATGAAGTAGATGCAAATGATACTTGAACAACATTAAATCTAAGATCTCTGTCTGAAAATGGTGTGGTATAATTTAAATCATATCCTGCCCCATTATATGTTATTTCGTAAGTTCCTATTCCAGTAGGATAATTTTCTAAATCTAAAGTTATTCTTCCATATTCGTTTAAATTTGCATCGCCTTCCGAAATTGTTGAATTTATTTCCAAATATTCATAATATTCATCACTTTCATCACTCATTTCGACTAAAAATTTTGATGATGTGTAATCTGAAGAAATTCCAAGTAATGTTTGTGTTGTTCCCGCAGAAACTAAAACGTTCGTAGATGCAACGCTAACAAGAGTTCCAAAATTAAATCCTCCACTAGTGTAGACATCTTGTTTTGTATCATAAGATATAAATGAATATCCATAGTCATTAATTCTTCCATCAATTGGGAAAAAATTCAATGTAGCTGTATTGTCAGTTTGATTTAATGTTATATCAAAAGATCCAATTTCGTCTCTAGTAAAAACTTTAGCATAACTATTTTGATATATTGATGTACCATCCGTCAATAACGTTAAAATCGAAAATTGATTATTACCATCAAGTCTTTCATCGACTACATTTAAGAATAGTTTCTTTGCTCTTGTTTTTGCCATCTTTGGTTATTAATTAAATGCTGAACGAAGTTACAAAAGTTGCATCAAGGGTGGTATTAAATTCATCACTTATATCATCAATAATTAGAACTCTATTTCCAACAGATTCGATGTAATCTTTAATTATTTTACTGCTGAATCTAATTTCATCGGATGCTAAGAAAGAATCTGCATAAAAATTATTTTCAAACACCAAATCAAAATCGTAAATGCAATAAGTGTCAACTATACTATTTAAGTCGCAAATTAAAGTAACAACTCCATTATTTTGGTTTGTAGATATGCCAGAAAAATCTGTTGTAGAAGAATAAATTTGCAAATCAGAGAACTTTTTGAAACCTAATGTGTGATTTAGAGTAGTTACTGGTTCTTTCCAAGTTTCATAATCTACTTGAGATTGTAAAGAATATGAAAAATATTGATAATAATCACTATTATGAATTCTCTGATTGTAATCATCTAGGAATCCTTGTTGATTTTGCCAACCATATTTTATTACTGCTGATGACGTAACATCAGAATAAGAATCCTCAGAAAAAACAGATTTTACAATTGCTTTTGAATTTGAATATTTTCCGGAGATAACATCACCTTCAGAGAAAGAATCATGAGTAGATAATTTTACCAAATCATTTATGTCATCATATTCCAGCAGTTTTGCTTTAGAAAAATCTGTGTATATTTCTTCATCAATAAAGAATTGGTTTTTATTTAATTCTACTTCAAAAGTGGGGAAATCATTTTCCGGAATAATTCTTCCAGCAGAAGAATCTTTGTCAAATAATCCTGGATTTTGGGAACCACTTAGATATTTTGATAAAGAATATTTTACTGTGGACTTTGAACCTCCAAGATTTGGGTCTATTTCAGTAATTTCAAATGTGTCATATCCATAATTTCGGGAATTATATCCAAAAAATGTAGATGCTGATCCAACAGTAGATGCTACAGAAACTCCCTCAACTAAAACTTTATCGCCAACTTGGAATGGGAAATCAGATTCTTCCGAAAACTGTTTATTTAAAGTTACAGTCACTTCTCCGGAAGAAAATTCTATATTTGATATTTTTACTCCATTTGAATTGTTAATTGGTATTACTTTTGGTATTGAATTATAGATTCCTGAAGTATTTCTAATTATATTTACAAATTCTTTTTCTAAATCACACTCTAATATGATATCATCTATTATTTTATTCGTAAAATCATCAATAATGACTAAATTTGGATTTGTAGTATAATTTTTTCCTTTACTTGTAATTTTAATTTGCTCAATTCCCGATAAAGGTTCTACTCTTAAAATAGTTGGTAAAATTAAATAAGGTTTTATTGTTGGATCTGATGAATAATCATATCCAATATCAGGAATTTCCACATCTTCAACTCTTCCAATAGTATCTGAATCTGGTACTAAAATAGCACCTCTTCCAAATTGAGATCTTACAGAAGAAACTCCAGGAATACTGTCATATTTTCCTCCAGAAATGACTGAAATTGAATCTATCGTTCCTGATGCTGTTTTTGAGTCTGTTTTGTAAGTTGAAATTCCCAATGTTGCGGAATCATATAAAAGAGATTCTGGATATTCCGTTATTGTGTATTCAAATGAACTCTGTCCGATTCCAGATACTTTATGTTTTCCATTATATTTGCTGAAATTATAAGATATTTTGGTTTTTAATGGTACTTCGTCGTCAATTTCTCTTTCAGTCTTTACTTCAAGATTTTCTTCAGAAACTATAGGATCTAATGTATAATATAACTCATTTCTTGAGAAAGAATTTCCAATTATCTCTACTCTGGCATCCTCATCACATCCAATTTGCCCAAAATATTGTACAATTTGAGATCCGTCATCATCTAAATCTAGATATTTTTGGTTATAATTTGAATCTATCCAAATATTAAAATTAAAACATGAAGTTCTTCCAATACCAAAAGGAATTGACAATGAAGAATCTGACAAATCGAATGTTATTTTTTGATTTTTTGTCACATCAATGGGTGGATTGATGGGACTAATGTAACCAGAAGAAGATGATAATATATTTAAAGTGACTGGTTTATTCTTAACTATAGAATTGTAGAAAGTATCACATAATTTAATTCTATCTTTATTGTAAACTAGCACGTAATAAATTCTATTATCTTCCAATCCATCTGCTGGAGATGATGAATTGTGTATAACTTTTTGACCAGTTCTTAATTTGTGATTTGGAACATAAAGAGTGCTGTTTGATACGTCTATAGAATAATAAGTTCTCTTATTTAAAATTATTCTTCTATAATAATCATTATATTCTACGTAGTATTGAGTTGTAATTCCTGAAACAATATTCATTTCAATAGAATCACCATCTAATAATCCATGACTTTCTGTAGTTTCTACAATTACCTTATTTTTGCTTAAACTACCTCGTACTGAGCTGTAAACCGTAGTAAAACTATGATATCTTCCTGCACCCACTCCAATAAAATAAAGTGTGGATGCTGTTGTTCCAATTCCAACATACTGTCCTTGAGTACCTATAGCAACCTTTGCTGTAGAAATTCCTATTAAATCATTTGATAATTTATTTGCATAAATTAATTGTCCATCAGACAAAGTAAATGTAGATATTCCATTAGAAACTTCAATTCCACTACCAGAATTTGAATGATATACTAGTGGCGTATTCTTTTTAAATGCATGATTTTTTATATAAATTGATTTTTCCGGAAGTTCTGCTATTGTCTTTCCAGAACCTGGATTTGAAAAATATATTGTACTAGTCCCAATACCAACTCCTAAAGATAAGGATTCTTGTGGGTCAAAATATATTTTTCTATTTAAATATAATCCTTTAACATTTAATTGCTTATTTGGACCAAATACAAATTTTCTAGATTCTTCTATAAATTTTGCGGGACTAGTATGTGATGTTGATATTGAACCATCATAAGTTCTTAAAACTCTAATTCTAGAATTTTCTTTATCAATGTTTAAAATTTTAATTTTTTCCCCATTAGAAGATAAAATATCATCTTCAATAAGTTTTGGGAAATTTAAATCGCCTATTACATTAAAATAAGTAACCAATCCAGTCTGAGAGACTTCATCAACATCAGTAGATACATATAATTTGCTAGAAGTTACTCCAATATTATATTTTCCTTTCAATTCACTCCTCGTATTATCTAAGGAATCTATAGAAACAACATCAGAATTTGTTAAATTGTGTGGGCTAGATGTAAAACCAATTAAAGATCTGCTGTTTATTGGGTAAAATTCAATATCATTAATAATATCATCTTCAAAATAAACTCTATCAATTGTTTTTCCGAACAGTTTGGAAACTTTTGCGATTGCTCCAGTACCAGCAACTAAACTTTCATCAAAAAGTACATTATCTCCTATTTTATAATTCTTTCCCCCAGAAATTATATCAAATCTCTCTACAGGACCTATAGTTGACGAAAGAACTTTTGGATTTTCTGTTGTTATTTTTATTGGATTATTTACAAACTTATAGTCGGAATTCTCATCTGTTAAATTATATGGATAAGTATTTCTTAAAATGTTATTTTTTTCAAAATTAAAGACATCTTGAGTCGATTCTAAATCAAAATTGAATGCATTTGGTTTAAATTTATAATTTTCTCCAATAACGTATGGAAATACTGGCATTAATTCGCCATCAAATGGACCGCCTTGAACTAGTTGTTCCCCTACAGTCATAAAATATGCATAAACGCCACCAGGAAATTCTGGAGTAGCTACATATCTACCATTACTTTCATCTAAATCTCCCTTTCCAGTAAATGAATAATCCTCTATGAAGAAACCTGCTGGAAAAATGGTCTTGTTTGGTCTTCCTTCAGCATCATCTCTTGGAGTATCATATCCAGATACCATTCTCTTGATGTTTTTATTCTTTGAAGAAACATATCCATATGGTCCATATATTGGACTACCATCATAAGACCATCCTAATATTGGAGAATGGTATTTATTCTCTTCAAAATCATTATTATAGTCACTTCTGTAATTGAGAATGCCATCAATTTCAACTACTGAGAATATTTTCTTCCTTAAATTTCTAGATGGATATAAATGTGTATATTGCGTGCCATAATTTGCGTTTGTAGCTCTAAAAATTACACCATCATCCGAATCAATTTTATTAGAATTTAGTAATCTATGAAATTTATTGATAGACCATTTTTTGGAATTGAACGATAAATTTGCTCCAGTTCCAGTAGTCAATATTTCCAAAGTTGTGTTTAATCCATATCCAACACCTTGAGAAATGACTTTAACATCAACAATTACGCCATTTTCTACAATTGGCGTTAGTATTGCTCCATAACCATCACCAGAAATGTTTATTGATGGGGATGAAAAATAATTACTTCCTCCTTTAAATATTGCAACAGATACAATTTTTCCATCCGAAATAATTGGTTTTATTTCGGCATCGGAGCCAGTATCAAAAAAGTATACTGGTTGTCTGTTATAGTTTATTATTTCGGAAGAACCATATCCAATTGAACCATCATTTACAAATGTATGAGTTATTGGACCTTTAAATATTGGTTTAATAGTAGGTTCAAATAATCTATTTTGTGACGTAGATACTCCAGCATTGTAGGATAATTTTACCTCAATATCTGGATAGTTGAAAATGTGATTTCCACTTCCTGCAGTTTTTATATTTAAATATACTTTATTTTTATAATAAAATTCTGGATCTGTGCTTCTTCCAATTCCAATAGTGTTTCCCAGTCCAATCTGAGATAATTTAAACTCTTTACTACTAATTCTGGTAACGTAATATGAACCAGTAGTTATACCGCTAGGAGGAGATCCATTTTCATTTCTATAGTAAATAATTTCTCCACTTTGATATGGATGTTCGTATACACTAATTGAATCTTTATATGTGTTGATTCCAGTAGAATCTACTAATATCTTCTTATTTTTATATCCAAATCCAGAATTTACTACAGTTATACTTCCAATTTTTCTTTTCTTTCCTAAAAATTCTAAAGTATGAACTCCACTACCATATCCAGATATATCTACTGTGTTTATTCCTGACAATGCATCAGATTGTGTTTCATATAGTCTTACCGAAAAATCATCGACACTACCAATAAAATAATTTGCTCCAGTAGTGATTCCTGTTATATTAACTCCGCCATTTGTTTTATATTTTACATAATCTCCAGTTACAAATTTATGATAAGTAGAAAATCCGATTTGATTTAAATCATTTATGAGTATCTTGGAATTTTTTGATGTTGAATTAAAGTCTTCCGAGTACTGCGAATCTATTAAGTTTGCTTTTGCAATTGCTCCACTTCCACCACCACCAGTAATTTCAATATTCGGTTCATCAATAAAATTAAATCCACCATCAATTACATCTATTCTGTCCAGTATTCCTTCTCCACCCACAAAAATATCTGGAGAACCTGCACCTTCAAATGCTTCGGTTACCGTTAATTTTGGTAAATTAATTAAATCATACTCTTCTCCGCCAGAAGTTATATCAATACTTTCTATTGGACCATAATACATAAAATCTTCAGATTTATAGTTTAATAATTCTACTCCATTCAGTAAAATTCCAGTTTTTCCTATGGGAGTTGTGTAGGTATTTTCATCATATTCAACACCTTTTACATTTCTAACCAGTCTTTGACTGCCAACATCAAATAAATTTCTGTTTCTATCGGAGAATCTTAGTGGATAAAAATAATTACTTTCTACTGTTGACTTAAATATTCTGATAAATTTATTTTCAAAAATATCAGATTTACTTCTAGCAATTTTAAAATTGTCATTGTCAACTTTTTTTACGAAATATACACCAGAATTAATTCCTATATTATCTACTGAAGATGAATTATATACTATTGCTTCTCCGGTAATAAATCCATGATTCTCAAAATTGAAGGTATCACCTTCATACGTTCCACTTAGATTAATTTTAAAATCATTTATTTTTGTATTTTGATAATTTGGCAATGAAGATGCAGTGACGTATCTAGAAGAATTTTCAAGGTCAATATAAGTATTTTGAACATCATTCGATAAACCAGTATCTTTGAATGTTGAAACTACTTTTCTAATGCTGAAAATATTAGCAATCTCAGAAGAGGAAACAATTTTGAATTTTCTTCCAGGAACACTATTGATTGGTGTTTTTGCTAAAAATTTTGTAGTTTGTCTTTCTCCAGAAGTAGTTAAATAGTCAACTTCTACTAAATCATTGTTGTAAATATTATTATTATCATAAGTCTCAATAGAATAATTTAAGTTTCCATCATCAGTAAATTCCTTTACCTTACAATTTACAGATATATTAAAAATCCATTCATTTAATCTGATGTCAAAATCATCAGAATATCCCAAAGATGATATCTTAATTTCATCTCCAGCAAAAATATATTTTCCATCATTTAATACATCAGCGTTTGAAATTACTCCAGTAATCCTAAATCTAATTTCATCTCCAGAATCTTGGAATGAATAAACATAAGAATCTATAGAAGCAATAGTTTCTGAAGGAAATGCCTCAGTTATTCCAGTACATCCTAAAAACTGAGTTAAAGTTTTTTCTTCATATTCTACAATAACTTCCCCAAGTACTCCTGGTAAAGATAATCTTCCACTTCTTGGAAATCCTACAGTGGAATCTACACTAATATAATTTTGGCCAACTTCAATATTTTCTATAAGTTTTGTTCTTGAATGTACTTGAAACTCTCCAAAAAAGCTTCCATCAACAAAAATATCTTTGTTGTAACTGTAGTCTAAGTTTAATTGATAATATTCTTTATTGTTTTTTACTAATTTTGATACTGAGTTTACCGATCCAAGTGCAAAATAATAATAATCATCTTCATCCTGGAAGATTGTTTTATTTTTTAATTCAAGTAAGTCTCCCTGAATTGGTTCAACAATAATAACTTTATCTACTTTGTAAAAGGGTTTTGATGGTTCTAATAAGAAGTCACTTGGTCTAATTGCAGCAACATCTACTCCAAATAATACTTTAAATAAAATTTTGAAAGATTTTTCAGTTCCTTTTGAAGTGTAAAAGTCTCTAGAATTTTTTAAGAAAAGACTTTTATCCACTCCATCGGAAATCTTTCTGTCTTCAAATCCAGGAAGAAATTGGCTTTTTAATTTTCTATAGAAAATTGGTAAGAAAGATAAGCTTAAATTTATAACCTCATCACCGCTGGAATGTAAATCTTCGATTGTATCTGAAAATACTAATTCCTCATCTTTACTTTCAGAAAAAGAAACACCACTAAAACCCCTTACACACTCTTGGAAAGTGTTTTGAGTCTTGGATTTATATAAAATAATTTCCTCATTGATTTTAAGCATTCCATATCTATCAGGAAATCCTTCTGTGCTAGTTACGGAAATTGATTGAACACCATACTGCAAATCGGAGGTTAATTCCGTTGAGTATATTACTTTAGAATTATTATCAACTTTTACAAAACTATCAATATTTTGTAAAATGTCATATGGATTTCCCGCACTATCCAATGATTTATAATATTCCTTTAGAAACTCTGCAACCAAAGGGAAATCTTCCCTAACAAATTGTGGTAGTTGACTTTCTACAACAGAGCTAAGCTTAATTCTTGAGTGTTTCATTTATTACCTTATTATTAGATCTCCGTTTGAGTAGCTTGATGAAGGAGCAAATATTGAACCAGAAGTATCTGAACCAGATTCAATAACATCTTCAACTAGACTAATATCTAGTTCACTACTATCTAGTTGCAAATATAAGTCTTGTAAACCAACAATATCATTTGATTCTGGAATTGCTGATATTTGGAGTATAGGAACTCCTCCAGATTGCTTTAATGACCCAGTAATTGTAATTGGATTTAAATTTATTTCCCCTTTAATATAATCTATAGTTCCCACATCAGAGGAGATGACATTTGGTTCAGTTTCAGATACTAAAGAAAATAGAATAATCGTTCCAGTCAATCCATCAGAATCTGGAACGTCCGTTAGGAAGACTGGATTTGAGAATAAATCGGTATAGAATCCTGATGACTTTATATTATAACCTTCTTGATTTTTTACATGAATTCGATTTCCAAAACAAATTTCATAATCTGCTGTTTGGTCCAATGCAATTCTAGAATCTCTTCTCATTGTCAATGTTGTAATGTTAGAAGTAATTGCTGGATGAGAATTATCTATTATTGATTGGAATTTACTATATTTAAATCTCGAACCATACTTATTAAATTCCGTAGACTCAGAATACTTTTCAATATTATTAATTACTAAATCTGACAAAGTTTCTGGGTCTTGTACTTTATTTCCATTATAATAAACATTTAGTGTTGCTTGAATGAAGAGATATTTAATATCAACTATTTCTGGAATAATTCCAGCAACACTATAATTTCTTAAATCTAATTTTATGTTTTGCTTAATACTATCAGGAACAAAGTTACCATAAAATGGTTTAATTCCAATATAAACTTTTCCATATTGTGGTGGATCTAGAGATTCTCCGCCAAAAGTGGATACCGTTTGTGCTTCAGAATAAATTCTTGGTATGATCGTCTCATAATCAGATGCAGTAACTGCTCTGTTCTGAGATGCATAGAATCTAGGTGCAAAGTTTTTGATTGAACTTATTGATTCAACTTCTTCTCCACCCTGAGAAGGATTGTTTGTTGTAATTAGTGATATTCCTGAAGTTACGGAAGAACCTTTATCATTTACTAATCTTCCTGAAAATTTAAAGGATGAAAATCCGTTACCTTCTTTTCCATTACCTATGATGTAAGAAACTTGAATATAATTACCCTCTTCTAATTTTTTGCCAAAATATCCATCACCAAATATAAGTTCATATCTTTGGTCTTCTACTTCTTGAATATAAAATACTCTTGAAGAAGAATCTACATTAAGAATATTTGTTTCTTTTACAAATTTAGATGCTGCAGAACTTGTAATACTATCTCTTACTACAACTCTAATTGTACTAGTATCAATATTTGGATCCTCCAGAATAAATCTTTGATTTTTAATCAAAGAGGATACCGTAAAATTGGTCGTTAAATAATCACCTTCATAGATGTCTAAATTATCAAAGGTTGCAATGCCATTTGATACTGGTACTGTAACATCACTTGCAATTGAAAATACAGAACTTCTATCTCCAAATAGTCCTGTTGTTGCAACTACACCCTTTTTTAGAGTTACTGTTAATGGAGTGTCTCCAGTAGTATCAACAAAGAAACTAATTGTTGCTCTTGCTGATGTTCTTGACCTTGGTACGTATCCAATGTTTCTTGCGAGTGCAACTACATTCTCTCTCAATGTAGCACTATCAAGAAACACTTCATTACTCACCATATTTGCATTATAAGATGCAATGTATGTGTTATATGCTAGAGTGTCTATAAGTACTGAAAGATTAGACCCTTCAAAATCAAAATCAGTAAAATCCGAGTTAGACCTCAGATAAGCTTTAATAGAAGTTTTGATTTGGTCAAAGTCTAAACTTGTAAAATCTGTAAGTGCCATTATCGGACTGATTGTAGAGCAAATGATAATTGTTGTGCAGGAACATCTACACCAACAATTTTATATCTAATTGTAACTTCAAATTCATTATTTTCAAAATTTGGATTAATATTAACAGCAATCAATTCTACTCTTTTTTCATAGTTTGTAATTGTGTTTTCAATTTCTTCTCTTAATATTGATGCGCTAACTTCATCAATATTTTCAAATAAAGACCTAGTAACATTAGAACCTAGAGATGGGTTAAAAAATCTCTCCCCAGGAAAAGTATATATTAAATTTCTAATAGAGCGAGCAATTGCAGTCTCATTTCTAGTTGTAATTATGTCAAAAGTTAGGGGATTAGCCTGCATAGACAGACTAATATCCTTATACGCCTGAATAACTCGCTCCCCTGCCATTTATGTTCCTATTATACTATTTTATTTATTATCCAAAAATAGGTTCTGTACCATATTCCCAATCATCATAGTCCTCATCATTTCGAATCTTTTCATGAATTTCTTTTTGAACTTTAAAATCATGCTTTTTGGGTGTCATATCATCTTCATTAATCTCACGAAGCATACGAGATTTTTCTGTAGGGTTTGAATCATAATCTGTTATTAAACGTGTTGTGCCCCACATTTCTCTCATGTAATTTGAATCACGATCTGGATGGGGATAAATTGCCATCTGTTTTCTCCTGTAATTAAGGTTGAACAGAACTTTTTAAGGGGTTCCTATCCCTATAAAAGATAACTCTATGGCGAGGGATTCTGGACGAGGGTCAAAGCGATTCTCTATAAGGTTCTCTATAAGGTTCTCTATAAGGTTCTCTATAAG